ATGGCTTTAACTGAAGTGTGGCTGAAAGCTAATAACGGCAAGGCACGTGATAAGGTTGAAGAAATAGCAGATCGAGACTCAATGAGTGTTCGAGTCTCACCTAAAGGTAAAATAGTTTTTCAGCTTAGATATCGTTTTGCTGGTAAAGCTGAACGTTTAGACCTTGGCACCTACCCTCATATTTCTCTCAAAGATGCACGTATAAAAGCTAGTGAAATGCGTTCACTATTAGATAAGGGAATGAATCCTAAAGTTGAGGTTCGGGTACAGCAGCAAAAATATATCGATGCAAGCACATTTGAAGATGTCTTTAATGACTGGTATGAAAGTTATTGTCTAAAGAAAAAGACTTCTGCACAGCAAATTAAAAACACCTTTGAACAACATGTCATCCCTGAAATTGGTGATTTACCAGTTGACCGCATTACTCTGCAACAATGGTTGGCCTTACTTGAAGAATTAGCTGATGATGTACCTTCGATCGCAGATCGGGTATTAACGAATGCAAAACAGGTCCTTAAGTGGGCTAAAAAGAGACAATTGCTTGAAGTGAATGTCTTATCCGATATCTATGCTAAAGAAGATCTAGGAATTGAACGAAATAGAGGTACCAGATTTCTTTCTGATGAAGAAATTAAAATGGTATGGCTGGCTATTGAAGAATCAAACATTTTGCCTAAAAACAAAATTTTCTTAAAACTATGTTTAATGTTTGGTTGTAGAAATGGCGAACTCAGAAAAGCCAAAAAGACTGATTTCGATTTAAATAGAAAGGTCTGGATTGTTCCTGTAGTAAACAATAAGACCGGCAAGAAAACTGGTCGTGAAATCATTCGCCCTATTTTGCCTGAAATGGAGGCATTAATTGTCGAGGCTTTTGAATACAGCACTTGTGAGTACTTCTTAACTAATGACAGTGAAGCAACCCCTATGAGCCATGGTTCTTCAAATTCATTGCCTGGTTATGTAATGGAACGCCTTAGAAGACATCATGATTATCACATGAAACATTGGTCGCTTCATGATCTACGAAGAACTGCTCGTACTAATTTCAGTGCATTTACATCGCGTGATGTTGCACAACTCATGATTGGTCATGTAATGTCTGGTGAACAAGGTACTTATGATTATTATGAATATTTACCTCAGCAAACAGAAGCATATGCAAAGTGGTTGGATAAATTAAAGTCTCTAACCAATAATTAGGGTTTACCCTTTTAGAATTGCAGAATTTCCGACCAAATGCGCCAGATACTGCGTCAATTTTTGACTTCTACTTGTTTATCCACAGCTTTTTAAATTTGAATTTATGCTCATCTCTAGAATATCATCTTGAATATGTTACATATTCAAGTTAGGGGAAGCACATGAGCGAAATTGTACCGTCCATCATTCAGATAAAGCCTTATCTTACACAAGGTATTGTTTTATCTGAGGCCTTATCTATCAAACAAGTTGTACCATCAACTCATCTACTCATCCCTTACGCATTAGAAAAAATCAATGCAGGTTTCCCCTCTCCGGCTCAAGATTACATCGATAAAGCGCTCGATATGAATGAGCACTTAATCAAAAATGCAACTTCAACGTTTATTGTCAAAGTTGCATCACTATCAATGCTCAATGCGGGTATAGATATTGATGATGAATTGATTGTGGATCGTAGTCTTGATGCAAAGCACGGCGATATCGTTATTGCACTAATTGACAATGAATTCACAGTTAAACGTTTAATGATCGATGAAAAAGGTCAATGGCTTAAAGCTGAAAATCCTGAATATAAAAATATTTATTTAGCGGACGGCCAAGAACTGATTATCTGGGGCGTTGTCACTCATATCATTAAAATGACACGGCATTAAGTCATGAAACATGAGAACAAAGTATTTTTTCTCATCGATGTAAATAACATGTACGTTTCATGTGAGCGAGTCTTTGATCCGTCTTTGAATGATAGACCGGTTATTGTTTTGTCAAATAACGATGGGTGCGCCGTGGCACGTAGCAATGAGTCAAAAGCTCTAAACATAAAAATGGGTGTGCCACTATTTCAGATCAAAGACATTGTTCAGCAGCATAACGTAATCGTACTTTCTAGTAATTATGCAATGTATGCAGAAATGTCACGGCGCTTTCATACGATTCTTGCATCTTACGTTACTGATGAAGAAGTTGAACCTTACTCTATAGACGAATGTTTTGTTGATTTCACCGCTTATGAGAAAAACTTTGATTTAGAAAAAGTCGGTCACGATATGCGAGCGAAGATTTGGAAATGGATTGGTTTGCCCGTGTGCGTAGGTATTGGTCGCAGCAAGACGGAGGCAAAGATATCCAATCATATAGCTAAGAAAAATCAAGGCTTTAACGGCGTTTGCGATCTCGTAAACATGGATCCGTGCAATAAAGAATATTACTTTGCTCAAATAGATGTGAGTGAAGTCTGGGGGGTCGGCAGTAAACATGCAAAAAAGTTGCAAAGCCTGGGAATTAATACAGTGCTTGATCTAGCTTGTGCTGAACCACGTGAAATGCGAAAACGCTTTTCTATTGTTATGGCTCGTACTATTAACGAGCTACAAGGCATCTCATGTATTGAGATTGAAGACACTCCGCCATCTAAAAAGCAAATTATTAAGTCATGTTCTTTTGGTGCGAAAGTTACCGAACTTATTGACCTACAAGAAGCAATAGCCATGCATGCACAAGAAGCATGTAAGCGGTTACGTGATGAAGAGTCGCTATGTGGTTGTCTACTTGTATTTGTTCAATCAAGCCCATTTGATGAAAGCGCTCCATTTTATAATAGGTCTATTACTGGCGCATTTTCTGAGCCTACGGATAGCGCGCTGGACTTCGTAAAAGCAGCAGTAAGGATGGTGTCTGATATTTATAAAGAAGGTATCAAATATAAAAAATGCGGTGTCATATTAACAGGCTTAGAACCTAAAGCTGGTCATACTTATGACCTATTAACCGATTTTGAAGTCATAGAGAGAAAAGAACAATTGATGAAAGCACTGGATAACGTGCACAACAAATTTGGAAAGAAAAAACTCGGTGTTGGTCCATGCTATGTGCCGGGTCGGAACTGGTCGATGTCGCAGGATAAGTTGAGTAAAAATCCATTTAAGTGGGATCAGCTAACAATCGTTAAATAATTTTTAAAGTAGCTTGCACTTAAAACTTATAAGAGTAGAAAACGAATAATTATGAAAAGTGCTTAAGCTAAACGTTTTTCACAAAAAAATTAAAAACATAAGCTTAAATAACATTTAATCTTACTTACACGTCTTTTTTTTGAAGTCGACATCAAGTTTCAGATGCTTGGGTTAGGTATCAATTGTCAATGATAAAAAACAGAAGAAAAATAAGTGATACAATGACTAAATAAAAATTAAATATAAAGTATTGATAAAGATATAATTTTCATTGATATAAACTTATACTTTTACAAAAAGAAATGAACTTTTTTATACACAAATAGTGTATAATTCTATCTTCCAAAAAGTGGAATTTAACAAAATGATCATCACTAAACTATATGTTAATAACTGGTATAGCTTTGTTGATTGTGAACTTGATTTAACTTATTCAAGAAAGATTAATGACTCAACAATTTCATATGAGTATTTACCTAATTTCGAAAATATAAGATACAAGCGAGTAGTAATATTAACTGGAGCTAATGCCAGTGGTAAAACTTCTTTAGCTAAAATCATACTTGCTATTAGAGCTTTTCTTAATAAAAAAAATTTAAATTCCTTTTTTAAGGAAGGAATGCATCCTGATAAAAATGAGTTAGATTTCACCATAGAGTTTATAGATAAAATACCTAACTCAGATCCTGTAATAATGGATAATTATTATAGTCATATCCATCATTTAAAAGCCAAGGTAGTTTTCTTAAAAGAAGATGAAAGAGTAGGATTTCATTTCACATATAAAGCTATTGAAATTAAAAAATCTGACAATATCATCAAGTTGAGAGAATTATTAGAAAAATTGGATTGTAATTCTATTTTAAAGGGTAGAGATACACACTATATAAGTAATTATGACTATGAGTACTCTAGTAATGAGTTTAAAGATGCTCTATTCAAATTTTCAAATTTAGATCACAGTTCTGGCTGGAGTTTTCTTTATAATGATTTATCAGATGATTATAAGTTGAAATTTAGAGAATCATACAATAAAGAAATTCTTAGTGCTGTTTTGAAAACTTTTGACCCAAGTATTACATCTATCAATGAAGCAATCGAAAAAGGTGAAAATGAAACAAATGGATTTTTTATTAATTTTCATAATAAAGATAAGATTTATATAAGCAATGATGGGAAAATTGCTACTGATAAAAGACATTTACTTTCGTTAGGAACATATGAAGCTACAAAAATAGCCAGTTTTATATCTAGTATAACGAAAACTAAAGGTGTAAATGGTTGCACATTCTTTTTAGATGAAGGTATGTCTCATGTTCAATCAGAAATTGAAAGAGCTATTATTGCTTTAATCATAGAAAAGATGAATAAATATAGTCAATTTTTCTATACTACTCATAATTATGATATTTTAGATATGAATTTACCTATCCACAGTTATTTATTTATAAAACGAGATAGTAATCACAATTCAGTTTTCATTAAAGCTGAAGATCATTTTAATAAAAATGATAGGTCCATTATTAATTATGTAAAAAATGATGTGTTATGCACTTTACCAGATACATATTTAATTGATGAACTTATGATGGAAGATTAATATTATGAAGAATGATATTAATCTATATTGGGTTGAAGGAGAATGTGAGATGACTTTTATTAAGTCATCTCCATTGTTAGGTAAAGCTGAGAAAGTAGATTTGTGCGAACTACCCTTAAATAAATTAAAAGCAAGAACTATAAGACTATCAGGTAACAAGAAAAAACTTTTTCTTTATATAGTCTTTGATACTGATGTATTAAAAAATGATCCAGCAAAGCTAACAAACTTTCTTCAAAATTTAACCTATTTAGAAAGATCAGGATTTAAATTAAAACTTTTACAGCAAGATGCAGATTTTGAAGATGAGATTATGAAAAGTAACAATATGGGATTATCAAAATTCAGGGAATTATTTAACGTTAGAAATAAAACTGAATTTAAAAGTAATATGTTACGGGAACATTCAATGCATAAAAAGATTGTAGATAAAATTCCAACTTTTAAACTATGGGAAAGCGAGTTAATTTCTACCCTTAGTATACATATTGGAAAACAGTCATCTTACCACAAACAGCCAACTATATAATTTTAAAGCCCTCCTCAGAGAGCTTTCACACAAATACCTACACTCACATTGCTATTGATCGTATGAGCTGTGCATCCTGATAATAGAATGCACAGCACTGTGATTGTCAAAGCTATCTTTGAACGTCTGCAATGAAAGACTTTCATATAACAACCCGATTAGCGATCCAGCCATAGAAAAACTGCTCTTGGCTTTTATTACGCTCACAGATTTCAATGTAACGCTGGCCTTGCATAATGTTGAGCACTCGCACTAGAACCTTCTCACCTTCTTTCCCACGTTTGGCTAGATAGGTTTTTAAAGCTCCTAAAGTGTTAGAACCATAAACACCATCAACCTTCAAATCGGCGTACCCAGCTTTACCTTGGTTGTTAAGCAAGTTCAAAGCACGCTGTAAAAGTGGTTTTGCAAAGTTGATACCACAGTTCACACCAGTATCTAAAAGTTCTTCAGCTACAGCAGAGCTAAGAGTATTCACCTGATCAAAACGTGGTTCTATCCAGTACTGTTTCCGATAAATTACTTTGGCCACATCAAGAGGTAAATCTTTCATATTGCCTCTATAGCCGTTTTCACGAGCTACAGATTGAGTAATACCGTATTTGGTTGCACCACCCCGATCTGCGGGATTATTTACATACCCGCCTTCACGCTTAATGAGTTCGTCAAGATATTGTTCAATGTTCATTTAACTTTTCCTTAGGTAATAAAAAACCGCCCGAAGGCGGCATTAGCTGTTTTCAATGTCTTTTCTGGCATTCTTAAACTCTTTGATCACTTCAACGATCGTTTTACCTTCCTGTTTATCTATAAAATTAAAAATCCAACGGACTAAAGCCCAACCGGGTAAACCACAAACAAAGAAGAACCCACCTAGAGCAATCATCCCCCATACATCAGTAACCCATTCATGAAGTCCCCACTTCACAATAATGAATGAGCCGCCAGCCAAACTTGATACAACCGTACAGATCAAACCAACTGCCCACTCTTGAGGTGAGCGCGGCATACGAGTCATCAATACAACTGCTGCAACTAAAGCAACTGCTAAAGTCACCATAATTGCTGCACCGTAAAATTTTAAAATTGCTGTTAAGCCGCTAGTGGAAACTGGTTCCATTGATATCTCCAGAAATAAAAAGACCGCTAGGAAGCGGTAGTCTTTCGTTGTCCAATCCATCATTGGAGCAACAATAAAAAAGCACCCAAATGGGTGCTATAAAGTTCAAAAAATTAGATTTAGTCTTGAATTACTGTTTACCTGTGTAGAAATTTTTGGGATATGGGCAATAAATAACTGCCTCATAAAAATAATTAAAGCTTCTTGCGCCAGTTGTTCCTGGTATATTCCCCCATTGGACAAGTTTAACTTCGATAGTATTTAGGCTTGGAAAAGACATTACTGGATAAAAGTTTGCTTCACCATAAGTAACTCCACCTCCTGAAAATTTCATTCCGCACCGCCATGGGTAAGATAAGGTATCAGATATGTACAAATATTCACTTGATAACTGCTCAGGCAAAGTAATCGTATAAGTAGCGGCGGGATTATTATAGGTGTTTACTCCTCCGGTCATGATTCCTGCCAATTGCAAATATCCTTTAAGAGCATCAAATACTAAGGTACCTTCAGCATTAAAAACCTGTAGGCCAAATTTACTCGGCATCATTTTAGCAATGGTATAGCTTACAACTGTTCCTACATCTCCTTGCTGGTAACCAAAGAGATTGAAGTTGAACCTCCATACACCATTAATTCTAGTTAATATTGAATTTGATCGAATTGGACGCCCTGAAAGCGTCCGAGCAAAAGAAAGAATTTGACTATTTAAACTAGCTAAGAATTTTTCATAGTCAGCATCACCTGGTTCATCATAGTCAAAACCTAGCTCTCTTAAAGTATTGCCTGTCGCTGCTGTAACGGTACCCGACCATGTATAATCGGATCCTTCCACATAATAAGAACTAGTATTACGATCAATAAAAGTATTTAAAGTTACGTCATACTTTCCTAAGAACTTAGCTGAGTTATATGTATCATCAATAACAACATTGAAGTTATCGTTTTTAAGTTCAAAATAACTAGCCACGATATCCACCATAACGAATTTTAAATCCTGCTGGAATCATGGGTTCTTTCCACTGTTTTTGATCTAAATATGAATACTGTTTATGTCGAAACCACAAACCCATAGCTTGAAATCTCCAAGTATTAGGTGAAGTAGAAATTTGCTCAAAGGCACATCGGCACCCTTTTATCTCACCAATCAAAATAGGCTTGGCAAGACCATCAGGAATGGTAAATTGCCATGAAGCGCTATCTTGATAAGAGTTAATATCTGTTGGATTTATAACCTCTCCAACCATATGAGAAATTGGCAAGGTTTGCTTGAATGGTATTAATTGAGCTCCATCAATAGAAGCCAAGAACTGAGCATCCACTAACTTTTCTCCTTAGAAAATACCGATTTTTACTCGGACTTGATTCAATTCGTCATAGACTTCAATCTTTTTGCCGCTAATAACAGTTCTAGCACCGTTAGGTTTGTTTTCATCTGCAAGTGAGGTAAAAGTGCCAAGATTTGCAGTGATAACACTTAAGTTTTCTGCCCAAATTCGATTAGCATTGATATATCCAAAACTACCATTATCGACATACAAACCACGCGGAATAACAGTACCGTTTGGCAAAGTCACAGGCTTATTTTGCAATGTCATTAAGGGTTTTGGCTCAATACCATCTATACCCACTGGAGTACCAAATTGAATACGGTCATAGTTAAAAATGAAAGTTGAAGTAGTTCCATCATTCATTGATCCATGGCCTGAAACATGACCATTTACATCGAACTTGATAAACTGCTGAGCATAGATGCCATCTACACTTTCACTGACATTTTGAATAGACGAACTATTCTTACCGACTTTAGTTTGCAACGTTTCCGTTACTTTTATCGTTGAAGAAATAGCACTTGAATTTGCCTCGAGCTGGCGCTTGAATACGGCATTGTTCTCATTCATCTGAGCAGAAAGCTGTTCAGTAAGTTTAGCTTGAGCCAAATCACCTTCGATACGAGCAGATTGCTCGGTCCATACGCCTGCATAACCTCCTTCATTTCCGATTAAGTCAGATTCTGACCCGATCAACGGAGGATTGATTTGCGCGTAAACTCCATCAATCCTTGTAGTTTGGGCAATAACTTTGTCATCTACATTCTTAATATCAGACTTAACTTGCTCAAGTGCACCAGTTGAAGCTTTATCGTCAAGCTCAAGATTAATGGAATCAATCGCTTCGGCATTTGCCGATGCCTGCTCAACTGCTACCTGTGCCGACTGGCGTACAGTTGCAAGAGCACTATCATTGCTTGCGATATACGTATCAATCTTTTGAACAGTTACTTTATCGCCTTCAATTCGCGCTTGTACTTCTCGTTGTGCATAAGCCTGTAAGTTATTTAACTCAACTGCCGTTGTATCAATACGCTTACTAAGTGCTAAATCCCCTTCGATCATTGCCGATTGAACAGACCATGTGCCAGCAAAACCTTGATCGTTACCAATTAGATCTGATTCAGAGCCAATCAATGCAGGATTCAGTTGTGCATACACACCATCTGTTTTTTCAGCAACTAATGAAAGATCATCTGCAACAACACGAATATCTTCCTGAACCGCCGCAAGACCATCATCACTTGATTTCTTGACCGTTTCCACAACTTCAAGAACACTTTCATCACCATCAATAATTTGCTGTGAAAGGCCATCTGAAGCTTGCTGAATAGCGTTTTGACGATCAATGACTTCTTGTGTAATCCGATCTTTCGTATTCTGAATATCTTGCTTAAGTGGACCTATTTCAGCATCAATAGTCTCAATATGATCAATCTTGGTTTTAAGATCCTGGTTGAGCTGAGACTCACTGATTTGATCATTTAAAAGCTCAAGAACGTCTGTAGCATCGGCAGAAGTTGTCGCATGAGTCCAGTCCGACCAAGGTCCTATATTCCCGATCCTGTCGATCAAGCGGCCACGATAAAATTGAGTCAGATTTGACTGCAAGCCTTGAATCGTATGAGTCGTCGTTGGATAAGCGAATAAGCCCAATTGAGCAATGTTGCTGGTACCATCCGGAGAAACTTGAATCTCGGTATAAGCTGTATCTAGAGCACCAGTTGCAGGAAAGCCCCAGTTAAGTTTTATACCAAATAAGATTCCTGTCGCTTGGATAAATGCCAATTTTGGCGGTAAACCTTGCTTTCCAGAAAGTTCAGTCAAAGTTGAATAAACAGGTAAAGAAGCGATCTCAAATGCTGAAATCGCAGTTACACGTGCTTGATATTGACCGGCATAAATACCAGGAACTTCTACTGAATTATTACCGATAATTGGCAGCTTGATCCAACTACCGTCATCTTTACGCCACTCAACTTGATATTTAACCGCGCCCTTAGCCTGCGCCCAAGACACAATCATTGTCGCCACATTGATCCCCTGATCAATACGGCTTTCACTAGTAATTACGATATCACTTACAGGATCCTGAATTGTTGGGTTCACAATCGAAATCGGAACCTCATCAAAATAAGCACCCTTGTCAATGGCATCAAACTTGGCTGGATTATATTGAAGTGCAGTTACTGAAAATTGATGAATTTCGTCTTGAGTAATCGAGATCACTCGAAACTTCATTGTTGCTAAGTCTTGAGCATCCATCACCCACACATTTTGAGTAGCAATAGCATCAAACTCATGAGTAACATTAACAACTCGACCAGAGATAGATTGAACAATACGCGCTTGAGCCTTTCCATCCTCGCCATTAATAATAAGTCTGTCACCGGCAACTGCAACAACATCGTCACGATCAAGCGTAATGCTTTTACGATCTGCAGAGATTTTAGAAACACGTCCACCGTTTGCTCGACCAGCAAATAGAGGATCTGCAATTTCAATCACTTTGCCAGGTAAAGGAATATGTCCATCAAGACCAACTTTGAAACTAACGGTTCGGGTTTCTAACTGCTCAGACTTTAAAGCCCACCAACCTGCTCGCTGCGCTTGTCCACGTGAAGTACATCCCCAAGCATCAATTTCTAAGATACGAACTTGGCCAGCTTCAGTAATCGCCTTTTCATCGCGAACAAATTCATATTCTGTTTTATAGTGATTCGCAGGATTATCCCACGCAACTTTAACGACATTATGTCTATCTCGAGCACGGGTTCCCGCGTACTCAAAATTACCATCAATGACATTGGCACGCGTATATGTGAAATAAGTATCTTGTGGAATATCCGCATCACAAATAATGCTCATCCCATCCCAGAATGTTATCGCACGAAATACACCAGCTAGCTTTGTTAAAATCTCAAAAGCGCCTTCAGCACTCTGAAGATAAACATTACAAGTAAAGCGTGGTTCCTGTCCGCCAAGTCCATCTGGCACCATTTGGTCACAGTATTGTGCCAAGCGATATAAAGACCATTTATCAACCATGAATGGGGTTAAGCGGTCACCCAAAGCATAACGGTCAGCAGTGCATATATCGTAATAAATCCACGCGGGATTATTAGAATAAGTTTCTTTGAAAGTACCATCCCATATACCCACATACTGGCGAGTAATGGGATTATAGTTTGTAGGAACTTTTAGAATTCTTCCCTTTGTATCTGCTGCAATTTTGGCAACGTTTCCAAAAGTTTCAGCATCATATTGAAGGCCCAATAATGCTGTATTGGGGTAACTTAATTTTGCATCAATAACTTCGGTTACAGCGGAAATATACATCTTGTCGCTGATAAATTCAGAAGTAGAATTAGGAGTAAGACGGCGCACACGAACTAGCCATCCAGAATCAGCTCGAGGCAAATCAATGCGGTGTGCTCGTTCGTAATTAGCAGATGTTTTATCTGAAATCTTTGTTTTTAGAACTTCAGTCCAGATTCCCCCGTCAGTCTGTAAGTCAATTGCATATTCAATTGTTACACCTGATACATCACCATTTGTGGCATCTTGACTTCGTAATGGCCCCCATTTCAAGCGTAAGCGAACCGCATCAAGATCAAGATTACTAAAAGCGCGGACCCATGGCGTTTCGGACTTCAACTCCACATCGATGGCGGTTTCACTTTCAACTGCTGGAAAGCCCTCAATGTATTCCTGATCATTAGTTCCTCTTCGAAAATCAACTTTTACATTTTCAAAGTTAAAACTTCCGTCTGCATTTTGAAGTGGAGTTTCTTCTAAATAAATTGACTGGAGGCCATTTGCTAGCCCCTCAATTTCTCCTTCAGCTAATCCATAAAGGACTTTAATATATGTTTTCGACTGTGCAGAATCTGGAGAAATTACGGGTTGCCGTTGTTTTTTACTTCCCTTTTTTGCGCCTACTACTGCATTCATAAGAAATCTCACGCAATAAAAAAAGGCGCTAGAAAGCGCCTAATTAATAATTTGAATTTACATCTGATCTTCTGGATATTGACCAGCACTCACAATAAATCCACCAATCTCACGTTGCCCATATAAAAGCGGTACAGGGTTACCTTGAGCAACCGTTGTTACGGCTCCGCCAAAGCCTTTATTCGCTCTGTTTCCATCTTGGTTTTGATCTTGAGTATTATCGATTTTAGGCATTAACATCATGGCAACTCCCCCGAGCATCATCCCAATACCCGAGCCAATCAAAGCAGCTCCTAGTGGGGCACCACCGCCCAATGTACCTACCGTCACCAAAACACCTACGACGATTAAAACAGCGCCTAATACTGTCTGTAATATTCCATTACCGCCTGCACCAACTACACGTGGAACAATATGAATAACCTCAGCTTCAGTATTCATATCAAGCTGTTCTTCACCGATGTTATCGCCGGTAATGAGCCGCTTAGTTTCGTGGTCATAAATCGCTGGGCGTTTCTTGCCTCGCTTATTACTTGAGTTCTTTGATTTTAAAAACACGGCAAAGCGTAGGCCTTGCTCATGTGCATGCAACATAAAATGTTCAAACCCAACAATCTGAACAGATAATGCACGCATGGCTTCGCGAGTATTTGCGACATCGAGCTTAAATTCACGACCGAACTTTTGACCCAAGATGCCATACAGTTTAATTGTTTTTAACATCTCTATGCCTCAAGATTTTCACAGTACGTTCATGCCACTGCTGGCCGTAGATTTCGCGTACTGACTTTCGGTTATACGGATGATGAAGGATTAAACTTGAACCTATACATTGCTCAGTTTGTTCCGATTTAAGCTGCCCATTATCCCCAAGCCAGACTACCGCATGATTAGGATGCTCTGTACGCCCAACACGACAAACAAGCATATCGCCATACTGGGGACTCTCGACTTCGTAAAACCCAGCTTTTTCATAATTCTCAAGGTAAAGTGATGGATGGTCCTTATCTTCCCACCATGCATCTTTACGCTCGAAATCCATAAGTTCTACTCCCAATTCACGACTATAAAAATCACGAATCAGTGCATAGCAATCTTGCCAACCGTGAAAATAATTACGCCCCACTAAGGGGGCGCGATAACCACAAGGTTCATAAACTTGAAAATCCAGATCCGGATATGAACAAATTACCCACGGCTTTTGATGTAACTCAATCTGAATTAAGTCTAGTTCCGATGCGCGTGTAGTGCCATCTGGGTGACTATGCACATATGCCGAAATTTCACCTTGATCTTCAGCATTAGCTAAATCCTCAGGATGAATTTCAAACTGATCTTGCTTTTCTGAGATATTGCGGCAAGGGATATATTGCTTATCAACAATCACACCACAGCATTCAAGTGGATAGCATTCATCAGCATGCGCCATGATTGCCTTTTTAGTTTTTGCTGTAAGTTTCATTAGACCTCACAATAAGCTTGAAGCTGGGAAACCGCCGAAAGGCAAAGGTTTATTTTCACCGAACCGCAAGCGGCAAGAACGTAAACGTCCACCGCATCGATCGAGTGCCGGATTATCAGTTGGCTCATCTTTATCTGTGAACATTGCCACACCTGTGTAACCACATTCCTCACCACGATACTTGCCAACCATGCACCAATGACAAAGTGAAGTAATTTGGCGAACTGGGATTTTCAAACCTTCAAAATCGATTGGATTGGACAGCTCGAAAGTTACCTGTTGGGCATTTTCAGAGGTTTTCTGTTCGATGTACCAGATTTGCTCTTTTGATTGATTCGATGCAGTAGGATTACCTTCTGTAAAGTTCTCAGCGTCAATATATTTGGCAAGTGTTGTAATGACTTTAAGCTTAGCTCCGGCAAAGTCCTTAAATTGCAAACAATAAGCAGATACTGCATTCTGGATGCCATTTATGTTGTTGGCCATGCTTAAAGTGGGTGCCGAAGCTTTACCATCTGAACGCATTTCAAGACCAGATACTTCAAGTGCCATCGGCTCAAAAACTTGTCCTTGCCAGATAATATTGCGGTTCCATACCTTCTGGTCACCAACATCGAATATCTTTCCAATGCTGCCAGAATCGGCACCGATCAATCCTTCAGATCCAATGGATGAGTAAATTTTTTCCCAGTCCTGAAATGATATATGTCCATGAAAACGTAAAATGCCAGCACCTAAACTGCTGGCATCTAGTTCATACAAATGGATTAATCCATCTACATAAAGCTTCTGGAAATCACTATTCAGGGTCATAAGTCACCTCGTCATAGATTGGATTTCCATCTTTGTCTAAGACAGGCACCTCATCAAAAATTGGTTTACCTTCACTGTCAACAGCTTGAACCCATTCGAATACTGGCTCACCATTTTCATTAATGACTGGTTGATTCGACAAAATAGGCGTACCGTTTTGATCTGTTTGAATATGTGTCACTGGTTTTTTATAGTTCTTGCCATCCACAATTACAGCTTTTCCTTCATCATCAAATAGATCTTCATATTTAGTGATGTAAGTAAGCTGAGGAGCATACTTTACTTGCTGAACCATACGCGGTTGTTTTTCAGTACGTGGAATTTTTCTGACGATTGTCTTCTTGATACTGTTTAAACGAATATCGATCCAGCGTGGCTCACCATTTGCATTGTTCGGAATATCGATTGGTGCATCAAGATTGGCAACAATGTCACCCTCTTCATTTAGCTTTTTCTTGAAGGTCTTAATTTCAAGATCACCGTTTTCTAAAGTTTGATATTCAACAGCGCAAATCTTGTTGCCATGTGTGTCAGTCGGAATTTCTATCCACCAGCCTTCTTTAGCAAAACCAGATGATCCTTTAACAACGTAATGACCAATGCCTTGTTTTTCAAAAGAGAGAGGCTGTTCTGCGGCTTCATCGTTAGGTTCAATTTTATCTGCAAATAGCTTAACAACCGGAGATGCTGACTTGATGAAACCATTTGCATCCACAGTTGTATTTTTTGATGACAAGATTTTACGCCATGGCTGAAAAGTATTTACATTCCAGTTTACAGATCTAATATAAAAATCAGAGTTATGCGTTATGCTTAATTGTGCACAAGCATCAGTTGAATCGTTAATATCTAAATTAATAATTGCTTGCGAATTGCTATCGGGATAATCTCCAGCACTTGAAATATTAGCTCCATTATTTTGCCAGTACAAAGCATTACCAACTCCCCTCAATGTTGATAATTTTTGAGTTCCAAGTCGAATTGATTTTCCCAAACCAAATGCACCAACTTCCATCACATTCCCAGCAGCAGTACCCACATATCGGCTAGCTGCATGAGTGTTGTTTGTAAAGTTTTCATTCATTTTTGCGCCAGTTGAGCGAAATGTGTCGCCGCCTGCGCCAGTCGGAGCTGAACCAAGATTAACAGTTTGAATCGTCATTTTCTTACTCGCATAAAAAAAGCCCCTAAAAAGGGGCTTCAAAAGGGTTTAAATTAAGGGTAAAAGACTTGGGTGAATGTCGTAGAGATTTGCCATGTATGACCGCCAATTTGGCGAGGTTGATATTCAGGGCTAGTTTTTACCCGAACTTCGCCGTCTAACGGCGAATCCCAAAGAAATGAGTCTGCGCCCTTGTGCTGATCGAAGAATGCTTTGATTTGCATAATTTCGGCTTTATAAGCCGTTCTTTGATAAGTCCATTCACCAGCTCGGTTATTGATACCTACAGCAATGTTTTGTTCATAACCATCACCAAATTTAGATGACAAAGTATTAAAACGTTGAGTATTACTATTCCCATCTAAGTCACATTCAAATGTGAATTTAAGATCGCTCATAAATTTTTCTCACAAAAAAAGCTCGCATTGAGCGAGCTTTTAAGGGTCATATTTAAAATATGACCAGATTAATAAAACTATACCGTAATTAACGCAAAAGCGGAAATATCATTCTGGTTCAGTAATGTCACTTAAATGAGCATCAAAAGTTCCAGTAACTAAATTTTGTTCTCTATCATTTGAAAATTCTCGGTTAAGCAATAGATGATCTCTAACTTTATTTGTATGTTGAATATAGTCAGCATGATCAATGACACCCTTATCGACTAAATACATAACCAAAGAACCAATTAAAAGTCGGTCGCTGGCCCAAGCTTCCATTGTTAAATCTGTTGATTGTACTGCCAACTTTTCTAGCATTTTATCCATAATTTATTTATTACCTCATTTTAGTAAATTCACCACCTTGACGAGCAGCCATTCTGAAACGATTCTCCACTTCAGAACGTGCCACTTCTTTAACCATCTTACCAATAGTAACTAGTAGATCTCCATCTGAATTTGTCGAAGTTTCAACCTTTTCAGTGCTGTAATTATTAATAATTACATTAGGTTGAGACTTCTCAGTTCTTCCAGAGTTAATAGCATCAAACTGTCGTGCCTCCCGTCGTGTTGCTATAACGTCAGTTGTGTTGTTAGAAACATAACCTCCATTTGCATAACCACTTGGCTTGCTTTGACGCATGCTTTCAACAACGCTTACACCGCCCCATCGTTTGATATCTTCTTGCGACCAAACAACCTCACCTTTATGCACAATTCCTGCTGGAGTATGTTTAAGGCCATTACCGGTATAACCACCGTCTGAGAAACCAGCGATTGTCTGTGCTGCAATTAAGCCTACAGAGGCATAGCCCAAACCACGCACAACCGCGGCAGCTGGAATACCTAGAATCGGACCTAACTTTAAAGCTTCGGTTGCTGCTAATTCTGTATTAATCATAGCTTGAGCTATGGCAATACCTTGCTGAGCCAAAAACATTGCTTTATAAGCGCCACTTTGCTCTCCAGCTGACTCTCTGACCATGGCAGTCAAATTTCCCCAAACAGTAGATGCTTGAGACATCAATTGCCCGTAGCCTTCGAGTTCTCGTTCTCTTGCCGATTTCTGTAAGTCTTGCTCCATAAGCGTATATTTTTCATTAATAGCAAACTTTTGCTGACGGAATAGCTCTTCAGCATCTAATAAGGCCTGGAAGCGCTTCTCTTCGTCAACGATTGTTTTATCTTCTGAAACTGCTTTAACATTTGAGGAATATGTATCATTAGCATTCTGCATTTCATCACTATATTGATTCTGTAGATTCCATGAATCATATTGCGAAGAAGTTAGGTTCTTTTTAGCTAGTAAATTAATAACATCTGATTGTGGTATTGAGGCTTGCTCATACATTGTTTTTCGATACTCCTCCAATTTTTGCTTTTGGAGTTTTCTGTACTCAGAAATTTCATAATCAAACATTGTATTAACAGCTTTGATTCGAATTTCTTTTTCAGTTTCAGAGTAATCAGTTGATGCTTTGATTTGCAGTAATTTAATCTGCTTTTGTTTTTCCAGCTTTTGAACTTCATTTAAACGGAACTCGTTTAATTCAAATTCAAGTTGTTCAGTGTTTAACTCCTTTTGAGCATTGAAACGTGCTGTCTCTTTATCAGTGAGCTGCTTTAACTCTGCATCTTTAAAATGCAATTTTAACTCACCAATTCTTTTTAAATATTCTTTCTCAGCAAGCGTATCTTTATCTCGATACTGATCACGTAACTTTTCGGTCTCCTCTTGAGTTTTCAGAAATTGATTAAGGTATGAATCGAAATCTTTTTCAGAGACTCCCTTCATATCAAAACCATTATATCCAGCAACATATCCTTTTACGTTTTTAACGTACTGCCTATTAACTGGACCAATATTGGTACCTTTTTCTACGTTACCTTCTCCAGCATGATAGGCAGAAATTGCTTGATCCCAATTACCGAACTTTTTAAACAAAAAGTTTAGATATTTCGCAGCTGCTTCTGCAGCTTTACCAGTATCAAAAACTTCTTTACCAACCAACCCCCAGCGCTTGGCAGTATCATCCAGCATCTGGAAACCACCTTTGGCTTTCCCGTATTTAGTATGCGGACCAATAGCGTTTGCATCACCTTTGCTTTCTTGCATGTTGATTGCTGATAGTAAGCCTGGCAATAACTCATATTTAGACTCTAGATCTGAAAATCCGAATTTTGAAGCATTGGCTAGGACTTTCGCATTTACACTTAGTACTTTTTGCTGATTTTTTAGCTCCTTGTTTTGCTCACGTATAGAATCAGTTCTAGCATCGGTCATAGCTTTGATTGATTCTTCAGATTTCCAAGTATCCGTTAATGATTTTAGAGCCTCTCGGTCTACTGACTTAAGACCCTTAGCTAAAGAATCTTTATAAAGCTTCAGTAAATCATTAGCTTGAGACTCAGAAAAACCTTTTTTCATAACTATCTCGACAAATTGAGAATCCCACAATTTATCTTGATACATTTTCTGTAAGGACTTTTGTGCCTCATCTGCTGCTTGCTTGGTGTTTTGTATTGCATCAGCATGTTTTTGCTGTTCAATAGCAGCATTCTGGGCTTTATTTCCAGCTACGAATACTTCAATACCAAATAGCTTAATAGCTGTTTTTGTCTTATCAGCTTTGTCATATGCATCCTTGTATTTTTCAATTTGTTCCTCAAGCGCTTGTCTTAAACTAGGCGGTAATTTCACTTTTGCTAGTTGTTGCAAAGCTTCTTGATAACTAATGGTTCCTAAGCGAGCTTCATTTGAAATCCGAGCTACTTCAGCATTTCCTTGTGCATAATTCTGGATATCAATTAACGCAGCACCTACTCGATATTCCATTTTTGTAAGCTCATCATTTTGAGCCTTGAATGCAGTAGTTAAGTCATTAATTGCATCTGTTTTGGCTTGACCTTTTAAATTTTTTAATTCCGTTGCAGATCGATTAGCAACCTTAGCTTGCTCCTCAAGCTTCTTATTAGCTTCCTCTGCCTTGTCCTTAAAATAAGTGTATGTGGCAGCAAGTGCTGAAACTCCCAAAGCGAGTGCACCAATAGGTCCACCTACCAGCCCTAAAGCTCCTTTTCCAAGTCGCCCTAATGTTGTTAATGCTGTCACTTTTGTAGCATTGGCCTTAGTTTGTGCAGCTGCTAATGCTGTTTCTGCAGCAGCTAATTCTCGCGTTACCTGAGCCTCAATTTTCTTTAATTCGGCCATACGCGTAATTGATTGTGTGCGACCGACCGCATTCATTTGAGCTTTTAGTCTTTCAACTTCTAATGCTTTTTCACTGGCTAGAACCTGCAATGTTGCTTGTGAATTTGCTATTTGCGCCTGTGCTGTTTTTACAGCAGCGGCTGCTTCAGCTGCGTCTGCAATAACCTTTTCTTTGCTTGCTTTTACATTTGCGGCAGTTGCTGCAACATCGGCATATACCGCAACGGTTTTAGTAGCGATTGCCTTAGTTACAAGTCCAATCCCTAACACCAGTGCTCCATCAGAAATCAACTTTAAATTTGATGCAAGAAGCTGAATCGAATCAGCAAGCACATGAGCCGCACCGCTTCCCTTTCCTGACTCGCCGACAAATTTTGTGATCTCGTTATTTAAAAGAGTGAGTGATTGACCGATAGTGATATCTGTTTTTGCAAAAAGAGCATCAACGTCATCTTGAACATTTTTAAGGGCCTTAACGATTTCTTTTGAAGTAATCTTCCCTTCAGCAGCAACTGAACGAAGTTGACCTACAGTAATGCCCATCCCTTGTGCGATCGCTTTTGCAAGTGCTGGTGTTTGCTCCATTACTGAGTTAAGCTCTTCACCTCGCAATGTTCCGCTTGCCAAAGCCTGCCCAAATTGCACCAATGCAGCATCTGCTGCTTGAGCACTAGCTCCACTAATTGCAACAGCTTTCGATACTGTTTCAGTTAGACGAGCTGTTTCATCCATATTTAAATTGAGCGTTTTCGCATTATCACTAAAGCGTTGGTACACCTGAAGAACAGAATCCCAAGCTGAATATGTTTTTTGTGCAATTCTGAAAGTATCTTCAGTTGCTTTATTAAGTTCAATTTGATTGTTAGTTACTAATTTAAGCCGGTTTTGTAATCCCGTATAAGTATCCATTTTTGAGACAGCAGCACCAATTGTTACTAGTCCTGCCATATGTCCAGCTAAAGCTCGAGTAGCCACTGAAACACTGTCCATAGACTTTGAGGCGAAATCACCTTTCTTTTCTATGTTGTCGAGTTCATTGCCTAGATTTCTAGCGTTTCGTTCCGCATTTTTCGAATCAATAGTAATGACTAAACGTGATTCTTGAGTCATCTTTAACTTTCCTCTAGGCAATAAAAAACCCGCTTTCGCGGGTTAATTGTTCAATTTGAATTAATTTCTCAGTGCTTTCTCACAATATGGCGATGCATTTTGTAAGTTTGGATCTGGGCTGTACTGGTAACTAGCTCCACCATAGTAGTTAGCTTTTAACTCAAGTTTAGAGTCTGTTTTACTTTTGATAGTTTGCTTCAAACCTGATTGAACGATGACTTCATTCCCACTTACTTTTAATTTTTCGACAGAATCTTTACCGTTCCAACTAGAACACATAAGCCCTGTACCGTCTTTTTTGAAGGAATAAGTCACAGCATATGGACCATTGTTGCCCGACCAGTATCCGTTTAGATCCGTTGCAGTCGGAATAACAGACATGTATTGATTGTTCATCATATCAGTTGTAGCTGCACAACCACCAAGACCAAAAACTAAGCCCAATAAAATAATCTTTTTCATGAAATTACCCATCATTTTTAATGGATAAAATTTAACAGGTGGGAAATAAAAAAGCCACTCAACCGAGTGGCTTCTCTATTTTAAGCATGTAGTAGCTTTTCAGCACCAGCTGCCAAAAATGCTGATCGGGTTTTATACTGCTTATCTTTACCCACGCTATCATCAATCTTACGAATCAAACGACTAGGCAAAGATACGTTGATTTTTTCAGGGGTTCCAAGATAACGACCTAAATCAACCTCAGTTACGAACCAAACCATTCCATCAAATTCAGGAAGTTCCATAAATTTTCTTACCGATGAAGCTAAAGGAATCTCTTCACCCTCTTCAGCAAGAATCTCTAAATGCCCTGCAATCGCTTCTTTAATATTATCGAGAGCTTCTTCAAGGGTATCACCGGCGCTGTGGCAACCGGGTATATCAGGAACGATGACACCAAATGCCTCGGTATCTGTTCCCATTTCAATTGCAATCGGATATAACATCTCATGTACTCCAAGCCGTAGGCTCTTACCAAATCGCCCTATGCGGTTTGTTTTTTAGATTGATAATCCTAAAGTCGGAAAACAGCAGGTCAATTAAGACCTGCTTGTTTCAAAATGCTTTTAACAGTTCCGCTTGGTAAATCCTTTTTAGGATGTGGAACTGTAACCAGTCCCTTCTTAGTAGGGTGTTTAAAGTGATGATGACTTCCTGTAACCCTAACTTGATACCAACCGTCTGCTTCAATCATTTTGATTAAATCCAGACTTTTCACACTACCACCTTGTTAACTTGATGAGACAATTATAACCCTAGAGTTATTTTAAGTAAATACCTCTAGGGTTATTTTTTAATGGGTTTCTTCATTTTTTTATGCGAATCATCAAGAAAAATATTATCCATCGCAAAAATACAGTCATTAAAGATATCTCTTTCAACTGGCAATTCGTAATGTTCACAGTACGCAGATATTGATGAGATATCCAAAGCTAAAGGAATTCCCTGCTCATAGCGTCTTGAACGTGAAATCACGTTGTACGCAGATAGTATTGCATGAGAGGTAAACGAATATTCAGGCTTCTCAAACTCTTGAGGCTTTTTTAGATTTAAGGCTTTGGCGATTGCGGCTTGCTTCTGGCTGTAGTCGCTCGCTTCTTCTTCTGAGTTGAACTTGGACCAGTTGTAGAGCTTGAGGACTTTCCCACAACTTCTTCCTTATATGAATCCGCCTCCTTTTGGATAGTTTCTGCTTCTTGTCTTATATAAAGCCAGATTGATACACCAATATCACCCATATTTAAAAGCTTTACTGCATTTTCAGGTGAATACTCGGGTTCAGTTTCAACCACTTCACCGCCGTCTATCTTTTCTTCAAAAACTACGCCTTTCCAGTCTTCAATTAGATGACATGCAGCAGCTTCGAGAAGTAATTCGTGGTAAAGCTTGTCATCTTTTCCAGCCTTACTGACATCAAAACCTTTTGAGTTAATCTGATTATTCGCACGCTCAAGTGCAACTTGATATGGTTTATATCCAGATCCACGTATTTTAAACTCTGCTAAAACATTTCCTTCCGTGTCCGTATATTCTCGCCATTTGCTGACTGTTTTGCTTGTTTGAATAGTTACTTTTAAAGCCATATTGAACTCCCAAAAAAAGCAGCCATGAAGGCTGCTATCAGTCAAATTAAATTAAGGATTTGGATTAGGTGCCGGTGCTGGAATACGGGTAATTGTCGGCTCTTCATCAGCAACTTTATATTCAAACGAGGAGTTCAAAATATCGCTGTTTCCACCACTTGGCAAAGTCGCAGTAATTTCTGCTTTAGGAATAAAAATTTCATAAGAATTACCTAAAGTATCGGTAATTGGGACATTCAATGAAATTGTTGCATTGGTGAATTGCTTTTCGTACATGTCTGAAGTATTTCGTGACCATGCAACAGTGAAAGAACCAGTACCAGCAGCAAGTGTCTCTAAAATAGCTCGGGCATTGATTCCTTCACCTAAGCATTTCTGTAACTTCATTGTGTTATCCCATTTGAATGAGAATGCAGTCAAGCAAGAGATACCAGCTTGAGAAACACCATCAATCAAGATTTCACCCACAGATACATTAGATAGCTTAGGGTTATTATCTGCTGGAGTTACTGTTCCAGCTGGAGGCGCTGAAAAGTTAGTTCGACCTAAAGCCATTAGGCCAAAAGCCATCGTAATAAATCCAGCTTCAGGAACTTCAATACTGAATGTATTTACATGACAACCTCGGAACACGTGGTAATCATTAACATCTTCAAAACCTCGAAGTACTGAGAATGTTTGGCGTAGTGCCCCACCAAAAGTAAGGACATTGGATGACCAACTATTAAAAGCTGCAGCAGCCATTAAGTCTTGTACAAGTTGGCTATATTTTGCCTCACACTTTAAGTCACCGGCATATTCTGCGCCTGTAATCATTGATGACCGAGCAATGCGCCCGCTAGTAATAGACTTTGATTCTTCTTTAGAAACAGTGGCATCTAAGCCATTGTCTGTAAATTCAAAGGTTGTTCGAGCAAACGGTGTCGGTGTTACACCTACCGTTGTTTCTCTTGCGATTTGTGTCAGCTGACGTGCACCACTCGACATGGCTTTTACTCCTTATAGGCATAAAAAAAGCCACCCGAAGGTGGCCGTTAAATTACTGGCGAAAAAAAACCGCCTTTCGGCGGTATGTTTTATTTAAAGAACTTTATGAGGAGTTCGATCTATATATTGACTTAAATGGGAGAATCTTTATTTTGTCTCCACAGCGTGGACAATGATTATCGAAACCTGCGTAATAAATGCGCATCAATTCAGAAATCGTTTTACTTTCTAAATTCTGTAAATTTGATGGCTCAGCACTTAGTAATTTAATGTTGTTGATTAACTCCTGTCTTTCAGTCATATAACGTAAGTAATCTTCGCTCATCTCAGTTCACCGTAAATCCAATTGTCACATTGTACTGCACAAAATCATTATCTTTACCTGCATCAATCGATTGACCTTGAAAACATTCTAAATGTTCGATTCTGAAATATTCAAAATGGGAAAGTAATTCCACACTTAATACAGTTATTTCCTGGTCCCCAGTATTCGGTCTTGCAAAGCATTGAATCAAGATATTTCCTGTACGGCGAGTACTTGGTGTATCTGCTAGCCCAGCTATGAAACTTGGTCCCCATTTGATTGTTAATCGGCACCATAAGCCTTTCGTTGGCACTATGAAGCCTGGAGCATTTGGATATTGGATTCTGTCTTGAGAAATTCCTGTGAAGCTAATCATACGATCGACTATTGCTTGCCGAGCCTGCTCTAATGTCATTGCCATTTTAGCCACCGTACTTTTGAGTAATATAAGTAAACGTTGTGCTATAGATGCCTAATGGCGCCTGATCGGACCAACCATTCTCTAAGCGCTCAGCATAGGGCTGGTTGTTTTGAATATAGATCAAACTACCAAGTTTAAATTTCACAGCTTGAATCGCTGCATCTTGCACAGCATTTGTAGATGGCTCTCGCACTCCGTAATCGCCAGATCCAACAGAAACAATGTGAGAAGCCCGATAAGCTCCAGTATCCACTGGACTAGAAACAACAAGTGATTGCAGTGTATCCATGGTGATTTTCTTCACATGTTCATCTGCCTGTTTCGCAACTTCAAAACTAAAGCTGGTCGGCTTTACTCCAGTCCACCCCATTGATCATCTCCACTTTAACTTTGCCACGCAATATTCTTGTGCAAAGCCCATCTTTGCGCTTATTAACCTTGTATGGATACTGGAAGCAACAAACCAAACCCTGTTCCTCATTCGCCCAAAGAACATGTTTAATTTCATTGTTATTCACATATATTCTGCGATTGCCTTTACCATCATTCACGCTATGGAACATTTTACTTCTCGCTTTCTTCATACATTTTAAAAAGGTCTTGAGCAATCGATTGAATTGAATAAGCCTCAAATTCTGAACTGGGCTCTTTTTCTCCCATCAACTTCTTAACCTTCTGCCAAACATGAACTGCTTCATGTAAAAGCAATCCGTACACTTCAATTAAATTCCTTTCTGAAGTATCACCAAGTTGAACAACTGCATAAGTACCATCAGAATAGAAATCAACTTGTGCCGCTGCGCCTTCAACAGACAAGAACTTATCAACGTTATTCATGTCCTCGAATAGCAAATCCATATGCAATTGATTTCGAGCTAATGTGTAATGCACATGTTGAAATGGTGAGATGTGCCATAAAGGGACATAATCTGTGCTTATCATAAAGATTCCTATAATTAGGCATAAAAAAACCACCTCGAAAGGTGGTTTGTTAAATTAAATAATATGTTTAAATACCAATTTTAAATTTTGTAGAAATTAAAGAGTAATCATCAATTGGCCCATTTTTTTCTATCCGTTTAAGCAAACTAGTACTAAAGGCTGTTGGATTATTCATCGTATTCAAGGAAAATTTTGGTCTTTTTTCCCAAAATTCATAAGCTCCATCAGACATAATATTTATAACTAAATTTCCTTGCTCATCAATAATATCTTTCATCATATGAAATGAATATTGATATTCTAAATTAATACTCTTTGATAAGGCCGTTACCAGTATATTTTTACCTGGCATTTTTTTTAGCTGACGCTCAGTGTATAGCCCAGCCTCTAATAGCTTCTGATGTTGAGTATGGTCTTTCGTATGACAAGTTAATTTCTGTTCAGATTTTATATAGAGCCGACTATCACCAACATGAATAATATGTACACCGCTTTCTTCAACCACTCCAACTGTTAAAGTTGTCGCTGCCTGAAAATACTCTGGATTAATTAATTCAAGCCCACTTAATTTATTTTTAATTTTTAATAATAAATGTTCTATTTCACTCTCTGTAGGTATTTTTTCTATTTTAGAAATATATTCAATAGCTAACTCTGAAGCCAATTTTGCACCAGGATATGAACCAACACCATCAGCAATAGCAAAAATATATCCGCCATTTAGCTTCAATGGGAGAAGAATAGAGTCTTCATTTGTTTTATTTGAAGATTTAGAGTGCGTGAAAGCAGCTACATTAGTTAGTTCAAGCATTCATCCCCTCCTCATAAATTGGTAAAAATATTTTCAATATTTGATTAACTGACTGGTATCTGTCAGAAGGTACATGTGCTCTACACTTGTTAATAATTGGAGCTAACTTTCGAGCTAACTCATCATCTAAGTAGCACATGTACTCTAAGAATGTACCAATAGCATAGATATCTGATTGATCACTAAAATGCCCAAAAACTGCTTCAGGCGCAAGGAAACCTGGAGTACCCATTCCTTGACCAATAGCAGTCAATGGTGTTGTCTCTGGGCTAGAAACAGTATCTTTAACTAAACCAAAGTCAGCAATTTTATATTTATCACCAACTTTTACCATGTTTGAGGGCTTAATGTCTCTATGTAAAAGTTTTTGTTGATGAATATGAATCATTCCCAAAAGTAAATCTAAAATACATTTTAATCTTTCTTTATTTGGAAATTTACCATTTATTATTAATTTTTCTACATCAATTTCGCCCAGTTCCATTACAAACCAAGGCTCTACGCTCTCTAGATCACAAATATAAATTTGAACAATATTTGGATGACTACATTTAGCTTGTAGATGTCCTTCTCTAACAAACCTCTTTCTAAAAGATTCTATTTCTCTTGCGTTTGACTTCATTGTCTTCATTGCAAATAAGCCGCATAGATGGTCTTTCTGATTATAAAGTTCAACCTTTTGTACAAAACCGAAAGATCCGCCCCCCATATCTTCTATAGGAACAATTTTATAACTACCTCTTACTAACATTTATAATTTCCGCTCTTTACATAAATATAAAATAACGGTTATTGACTAAAACATTCAATAGAATGTGGTAAAAATATGATTAATTTATATATATACTTTTAGCTAATAAAACATTTAATCATTTTTTCTCTACTAAATATTCTGTCCTAATTACTTTTGTTTTTAAGTAGATTTAAATTTATTAGACTTTAAACCTTCCTCAACTGGCATTTCCAAGTTGCGCAAATTGGGTCCTGCTTAATATGCATAATTCGAAAGGTACCCTGCACCGTTATCCATTCATCATCTATCTTTGGCTCTTTGGTAACTTCATTCTGTAGCACAATAGCCTTCTTATCAGTTGCAAGTACGCCCAGTGTCAGAATTTCATATTGGTTATATGAACCAAATAGGACACCACGACCTTCGTAATGTTCAATTACCTTGTCAGAAGTATTAGTTTTAGGGTTCCACTTTGTACTTATAACCCTGTCACAAGAAAATGGATAAATAGCGTCAGTCAAATCTTCATTAAATGCTTCAGTAATATCAGTCTGAATTTCTTCACGTAAGCCCATTATTTATGCCCTATATAGTGGAATGCCAAACCCATTAAAGCTTGCATTTGGATCTTTCAAATCCAGCGAATCAATATAATCAATTGCAATTTGTTCATAGCTAGAAATGGCAACGGAACC